AGCTATTTTTGAGAAGACCAGATTTAACCCAAGAAAAAGTTCTTAGGGCCACTGAAAAGTACATTCAAGTAGAGTCTAATCAAAGATGGAAATATCTTATGCAAGCAGATTATTTTATCTCCAAGAACCAAGGTAATACCAGAGATGGTAGGGTATCTAAGCTTGAAGCTTATTGTGATGAGCTAGATACCAATGAACCTCAAAATTCTTTTATACATGATATTTGATAGAGCATTAAGTAGAATTAGGGATAATATGCATAATGAGCATAACTGCATCCCTTGGGGTTTACCTAGATTTGAGAATGTAGTGCCAGGCATTATGCAAAAAAAGTATTATCTTATTACGGCAAATTCTGGTGTAGGTAAAACTCAGTTTACTGATGCTTTCTTTATGTATAGACCTATAGATTTTATTCTTAATTCTCAAACAGACATTAAGCTTAAAATCTTTTACTACTCATTAGAGGTTGATAAAGAATCTAAGATTATTCAAGGTATTGCTAAGAAGATATACTATGATTACAATATGGTAATCCCATTCAATAAAATCCTATCTATGAACAAACATAGGATTTCTGAAGAGGAATACTCTATCATAGCATCTACTAAGGAATACTTTGAAAAGCTAGAGGATTTTGTGTATATCTATGATAGCACTATAAATCCTTACGGTATCTTTAAGCAAATGCTAGATTATGCTAAATCACATGGCACTATCCACAAGAAACTAATAACAAAGAAAGTGCGAGATGACAGCACTGGAGAAATTAGAGAAGAAGAAGTAGAGATATTTGACTACTATACTCCTAATAATCCTAAAGAGTATGTTATTATTATTGTGGACCATGCTGCATTATTAAATTCTGAGCAAGGATTAAGTATCAAAGGCACTATAGAAAAGCATAGTAACAATATGGTACAGCTTAGAAATAACTTTGGATTTACTCCTGTGCTTATCCAGCAACAAGCAGCTGCTATGGAGGAATTAGATACTTATAGAGGTCAAACTTTAGAATCTAAATTAATTCCTAGCTTATATGGTTTGGGTGAGACTAAACTAACTGGTAGAGATGCTGATATTGCACTAGGAATTTTTAGTCCTGCTAGGTATGAATTAGATGTATTTCGGAACTATAAAATTTCTTTATTACAAGATAATTTCCGATCTTTACATGTGCTGAAATACCGTAGTGGCAGTCCAAATGGTGTAGTAGGTATGTATTTTAATGGTGCTACAAACTACTTTGAAGAGTTACCTAAACCAGGTGACCCTAAACTTGAAGAAATTTACAGAAAACAGCATGAAAAACTTAAAGCGTAATACCGTAGAACAAGATATAGTAGATTTTATAGAAAGAGGTGGACCAACTATAACACATAAAAGTATTATGGAAAGGTTTAATGTTACCTTAGACTATATTAAATCACTTATCTGGAGATTAAAAAGAAACTATCGTAACTAAATCAACAATTATATGAGTACACTTGTAGGTATTGTAGGTCAAAGTGGGACAGGTAAGTCCACTTCGATTGAAACCCTAAACCCCAAAGAAACTGTAATTATCAATGTTTCTAACAAGCCACTGCCATTCAAAGGATGGAAGAGTAATTACACTCAAGGCAAATTATCTGAAGGTGCTAACTATATCTCAACAGATGTAGCAGCAACTATAGTTCAAGCTCTTAAGTATATTAGCGATAATAGACCAGAGATTAAATATGTCATCATTGATGACCTTCAGTACTTAATGTCTTTTGAGTTTATGGCTAAGGCTAAAGAGAAAGGCTTTGAGAAATTTACAGACATTGGTAAGAATACTTTTGATGTATTGAATGCAAGTCGTCAGCTTAGGGATGACTTAATCATTTTTGCAATATATCATGAGGAAAGTACCAGTGAAAACTTTAATCCTAAACGGAAAATTAAAACTATAGGTAAACTCCTAGATGATAAAATCACTTTAGAGGGTTTGTTTACCATAGTTTTCTTTACTGAAGTTAAGATTGAAGAAGACCAGAAGCCACATTATTATTTTGTAACTCAAACTGATGGTGTGACTACTGCAAAAAGTCCAAGAGGAATGTTTGATGAGCTTCTCATTCCTAATGACTTATCCTTTGTGTCCACAAAAATTAACGAATATTACAACTAATTAGTATGAAACAAATTCCTATTAGTACTAGAGACTTGAAAATCTGGTATGTGCTGGACTGTATGTCAGCAGATGAAATTGCAGTAAAAATTAACAATACCTATGGTATTAACTGCAGTGGTGATGATGTAGTAACTTTGCTCAGAGAGAGAAAAGTTCAAACAAGAAATATCAAGAGAACTGAAGCTACTTTTCAGTTTGTAGACCCTGATATGGTTGTAGAAGAAGCTTGTATTGTTTATAATAATGAGCCTGAAACAGCTGATATTAGCACATTACAACATGCAGGTATTCCTCAATATGTAGACTCTGATCTTTCTTCAGCAAGTATCTAAGTATTAACCCTTTTAATTTAAAACAAATATGATTAATCTAAATGACAACTCCTTTGATGGAGGTAGTAGTGTTCAAATTTTCAATGATGGTGTAGCAGGTCTAGTAAGAAATGTAAGACTAGACAGAATTGAAGCTAAAGCTGCTGGTGACCAAGCATCTGCTCCTGATTATAAGCTTTTCTTTAAAGATTCTAATGGAGCAGAAATCAACATGGCTTTCTGGTATCTTGACCAAAACAGAGATACTTTTGCTAAAGACCTAGAAAAACAAGGTAAGGCTCTTAAACACCTTATCCATTGCTATCTAGGGGATGAGTATCAATTCCCTGCTTTTAATTCTCCTAAAGAGCTTCTTGATGGCTGTATGAGAATTATTCAGCCTAAGATTGCTGCTATGGTAAGATTATATTGCACTTATGGTACTACTTTGTATCCTAAGAAATATATTCAAGTTAGAAGCTATGTTCCTTTCATTGAATCAGAACTAGTTCCTGTAAGTGATACTCGCCTAAAAGCTAATAAGATTGACCAGATGGTTAGACTAGAAGAGGATACTCCTATTATGTCTGCTGGTGATTTTACAGCTTCAAGTGACGTTATCTAATTATTAGATGTAACTTTGTAATAATGGGGGCCTAATAAGCCCCCTTTATTATCATGATTAATCTCAACAATTTAGATTACAATTTACTCTCCTCTGAACTTATATTAGAAAAAGTATCAGAGTATCAAATCTTTGCATTTTATATACCTAAATTGCAGTTAAATACTGCTACATCTAGTCCTCTAAGGGATGACGATGTACCATCATTTAGTGTATTTTATGCTAGCTCTCTGGATAAATTACTATTCAGAGATTTTGCTACTAAAGAAAAGGGTGATTGTTTTGTATTTGTTTCTAGATTATTTGGTTTAGATTACTATGGAGCTTTACAAAAAGTAGCTAATGATTTTGGTCTTATAGAGAATGATATTGTGGGCAGAAAAAAGAAAAAAATTAAAATACCAAAAAACATTAACTACAAAGAAAAAAGTAGGACACATATAGGAATTAAAATCCAGGAATTTACACTTAGAGATTTACACTTTTGGAATTCATTTGGGATAAGTAAAGCTACACTAAACAAGTATAATGTGTTTAGCTGTAAATATGTATTCTTAAATAATTCTATTATAGCTGTAGATAATATTGTAAATCCAGCATATGCCTACTTAGAAAGCAAAGATGGTATCTATACATATAAAATTTATCAACCTTTTAACAAAAATCAAAGATTTATATCCAACGTAGATAAATCTGTATGGCAGGGATGGACACAACTGCCTAAAGAAGGTGAAAAGCTCATAATCACTAAATCTTTGAAAGATGTTATGGCAATTACAGAACAGGTAAAGATACCTGCTGTATCTCTTCAAGCTGAAACAACTGACCCTAAGCCTCATATTGTTAAACAGCTGAAGAAAAGGTTTGATAAAGTGTATCTTCTATATGATAATGACTTTAATAAAGAAGTAAACTGGGGTAGAAAATACGGAAGTGAGATAGCTTCTAAATTTAAGCTTCATCAAATAGAAATACCTAGTGAATACAAGTCAAAAGACTTTTCTGACCTAGTAAAAAACCATGGAAGAGACTCTTCCATTTCATTAATCAATTCTCTAATTTTTTAAACAACTAAATTTAATTTTATGCGTACTATTCGTGTTATCTCAACTCAATCTGACCGTGCTCAATCTGTAGAATCTGCTGCTTCTACTTGGGGTGAACTTCAATCTGCTTTATCTGGAATTATCAGCAATGTTAATGACATGAAAGCTATTGTTCGTGAAACTCGTGTATCTTTGGAATCTCCAGAAGCTCAACTGCCTGAAGGTAACTTTACTGTTATCTTAAGCATGAAGAAAATTGCTTCTGGTAACGAAACTCGTTACAGTGATTCTCAGCTAAAAGAGTTGAGAACTAAATTGAACAATTTGTTCAATGACCTTCTTGATGAAGATGAGGATGAAAATCCTGCTAACGGTATTTCTGCTGAAGAAGACAGAGATATTGCTAGATT